CGCTATAACATATTCGCAGGGAACTACTAAGGATAACGTATGAGTGATATTGCTATTACCGAATTACCCGTCGCAACCGCAGCTGCGACCACAGACATATTCCCTATCGTTCAAAGCGACAATGTTACTAGACAGATAACTAATGCGTTAATATTTACATCACCTACGATTACTAGCCCTACGCTAATAACCCCTGCATTAGGCACGCCTGCAAGCGGTAACATCAGTAACTGTACTGGTAGCCCTGTATTAGTTACGCCTGCGCTAGGCACTCCATCAAGCGGTATATTAACTAATTGCACAGGTAGCCCTACGCTAACATCGCCTGTCTTAGGTAACGCTACAGCTACTACGATTGCTACAACAGGTAATATTCTAATATCAGGAACAGGTAAATTAGGCTATACAACAGGTTCAGCGGGTACAGTTACGCAAGCGTCTAGCAAATCTAATGGCGTTACGTTATCTAAATCAAATGGTCAAATTACGTTAAATGCTGCGGCATTAGCATCCGACACAACCGTATCGTTTACGCTAACTAACACAGTTATTGAAGCTGGCGACGTGTTAATTTTGAATCATATTAGCGGTGGTACAGCAGGTTCTTATCTGTTAAACGCACAATCGGCGGCTGGGTCAGCAAGCATTAACGTGCGTAACATTACAAGCGGTTCGTTGTCAGAAGCTATTGTTATTGCGTTTGCGGTCATTAAAGCTACTACTGCGTAAGTATGAAAAGCCCAATATTAGGTCAAGCCTATGTAGCTAGATCAATCAATGCGGCAGATAACCGCATGATTAATCTATACCCTGAAGCAATGCCTGAGGGGGGAAAAGAAACGGGGTTTCTAAATAGAGCGCCTGGTCTTAGAAAACTAGCTACAGTTGGTATTGGCCCAATCCGTGCAGTATGGGCAAATCAATCAAGTAACGAAGATGCTTTTGTAGTATCAGGTAATGAGTTTTACCGAATAGATAATCAGTATAACGTCAGGCTCTTAGGGCTTGTGTCAGGTACGGGGCCTGTATCTATTGCCGACAACGGCATACAACTGTTTTTAGCGTGTAACCCTAATGGGTTTATTTACAACAAGTCTACACAAGCATTTCAACAAATTACCGACCCTGACTTTGCAGGCGCTGTTACTGTAGGCTACATCGACGGCTATTTTGTATTCAATCAACCAGACTCGCAAGTTATTTGGATTACAACGCTACTAGACGGTACGTCTGTTGACCCACTAGACTTTGCTAGTGCTGAGAGCGCTCCTGACGATTTATTAAACGTAGCGGTCAACAATCGTGAAGTTTGGTTGTTTGGTACTAACTCTACCGAAGTTTTTTACGACTCAGGCGCAGTAGACTTTCCTTTGTCACCTATCCAAGGTGCGTATAACGAAGTGGGTTGTTTAGCTACTTATTCGGTTGCTAAACTAGACAACAGTTTATTTTGGTTAGGCGCTGATGCACGGGGTTTTGGTATTGTCTATCGTAACCAAGGTTATAACGCTGTTAGGGTTTCCACCCATGCTATTGAGTTTGCCATTCAAAACTACCCTGTTTTAGCTGACGCTGTTGCGTATACATACCAGCAAGAAGGCCATTCTTTTTACGTGTTGACATTCCCTACAGCAGGTAAGACTTGGGTTTATGACGTAGCCACGCAGTTGTGGCATGAGCGTGCAGGGTTTGTTAACGGTGAGTTTACCCGCCATCGTTCTAACTGTCAGATGAATTTTAACGACACAATCGTTGTTGGTGATTACCAAAACGGCAATATCTACGCTTTGGACTTAGATGTTTATGATGATAGCGTAGGGGTTCAAAAGTGGTTGCGGTCATGGCGAGCAATACCAACGGGTATGAATACGCTCAAGCGTACAGCGCAACATACATTACAGCTCGATGCCGAAACAGGCGTTGGGCTTAACTTGTACCCTGAGTATACGCAAGCTGAGTATATTGATACACAAGCAGGGTTTCGACTTGCAACAGGGCCTACAGGCAATTTGCTAACAGAAGCAAGCGATGTTTTAGTTACGGAATCTGGCGATCCTATAGCAACAGATTACGATTTATTAGTTACTACGGTTCATTCGGCAGCGCCAGGCTACATCCCGCAAGCCATATTGCGTTGGTCTGACGATGCAGGGCATACATGGTCTAATGAGCATTGGGCGTCAATGGGCAAAATTGGTCAGTACGGCTTTCGTACCTTTTTCCGTCGCCTTGGCATGACCGTTAAGTTGCGTGATCGAGTCTATGAAGTGTCAGGCACGGATCCTGTCAAGATTGCTATTATGGCCGCAGAAATACAAGTGTCACCGACAAGAGCATAATGGAAAATATAACCCAAATCCCTTCATCTAAAGTACCTGTGCTATTGGCTGATACAGATTTAATGTCAACCCAATGGTACAGATTCTTCTTTAACATCTATACGCTAACCAATAATGGCGTGTCAGGCAGTTTTACAACAAGCGATGGTAAAACAGTCACCGTCACTAACGGCATCATTACGGCAATTGTATGAATATAGAAATGACCGTCACTTATGGCCAAGGGTTTTTACCTACATTACCTATGTTTGCAAATATGGGTTTGGCTAATATTAACGTAACGCCTGATAAAATTGTTAAGTTGCAAGATGAATTGCTTAAAATGGAACAAGCAGACATTGTAACTGAGCATACGTTTACACCAGGCGTTTACGAACGAAAGATTATTGTACCGCCGTGGTGTATTTTAACGGGGGCGGCGCATAAAACAGATTACAAAGTTCGGCTAGAAAAAGGTACAATTGCTGTTAATATTGGTACAGAAGTAAAAATATTGACTGCGCCATGTGAATTTGATGCTTGTGCTGGTGAACAACGTGTTGGTCGCGTATTTGAAGATGAAGTAGTTTGGGTAGATATTTACGCAAATCCTGACGATTGTAAAGATGTATCAGTTTTAGAAGATCGACTTTATGTTGTACCTGAATGTGGATTAGGCGCAAACAGAGTTAAACAGTTAGCGACAACAAACATAGCTAAACTTGTTAATGAGGGAGAAATATAATGGCAGGATTTACAGCAGCAGCAATAGGCGGCGCAGCCTTAATAGGCGCTTATTCATCTAGTAGAGCCTCTAGCGCACAAGCGCAATCAGCAGGCGAAGCTACGCAAGCGCAACGTGATATTGCTAACCAACAAGTTGCGCTTCAACGTGAACAGTATCTAAAAAATCTTGAGCTAAACGCACCGTTTAGAGAAGCGGGTTTAACTGCTCAGAATAAACTATTAGGCTATTTAGGCTTAGGCGAAGGCGATGGCAGATACGCTAGAGATTTTAGTATGGCCGACTACCAAGCTGATCCAGGCTATGCATTCCGTTTATCCGAAGGTACAAAAGCGCTTGACCGTACAGCAGCTGCTAGAGGTGGTTTGTTATCAGGCGCTGCTTTAAAAGGAGCGCAACGCTTTGGACAAGACTTAGCATCGCAAGAATATCAAAATGCGTTTAATCGCTATCAAGTTAACCGTTCTAACCAATTAAACCCCTTACAAAGTTTATTAGGTGTAGGACAAACAGCCGTAGGGCAAGACATTAGTGGCGGCAATACGTACGCAAGTAATGTAGGTAATGCGCTAGGCGCATTTGGTGCTGGTCAAGCTAGTAACATTATTGGCGCAGGCAACGCAAGAGCGTCTGGGTACGCTGGCATGGCTAATCAATTCAGTAGCGGCGTAGGCCAAGGGTTAAATTTTTATCAAAATCAAAATTATTTAAACAGACGTTTTCCTACAGCAGGGGGCGGTGGGTATGTTATGCCAGAACCATACTCATACGGCGGCGCAGACGCCAACACAATGTAATTTTAAGGACTAATTATGCCTATTGATCCAAGTATTGCGTTAAGTATTAAACCTGTTCAAATTCAAGACCCGTTAAACCGCATGGCTGCAATGATGCAGATTGAAAGCGGTCAACAAGGTCAGCAACTTAATGCGTTACAAATGAAAAAAGCGCAACAAGAGTTTGATACGCAAAATAGATTGGGTAAAGCATGGCAAGGATCTATTAACCCTGATACAGGTGAAATAGACTACAACAGTTTATTAAGAAATTTAGCTCAAGATGAAATTGGCGCAACAGCTATTCCTGGTGTTATTAAGCAAAGAAAAGATGCTGACTTAGCCGCGCAACAATTAAAAACACAACAATTTGAAACACAGAAAAAAATAGCAGACCTTACTGCACAAATGAAACGTGATTTAAGTAGAAGTCCAACTAACGCAAACATTGAAGCGCATTTTGAAGATTTTGTATCTAGTAAACTTTTTAACCCACAACAAATAGCCGCCGCACAAGCTACGCGAGATCAATTGTTGGCTATGCCTTTAGCCGATAGACAGCCATATTTATCAAGTATGGGTGCAACAGCAAGTGATTTAAAACCAACTATTAAAGATACAGATATTGGCGGAAGTATACTTCCACGCGTGCTTGATGCGTATAGTGGGACACAAATAAGCCAAGGAACACCTATTGTAAAAACACCGACAATTGCAGATAAAATATCGCAAGGTAATTTGAATGTAACGCAACAACGGTTAGCAAATGAAACAAATCCTGAACTAATACGATTAAAAGCTGAAAATACAGAACTTGGCAAACTTGCTGCTGGGCAATCACCCCTTGCACCTAAAGTTATAGCTGCTGACGCGGGTAAAAATTTAGTCGGCGATGTGGCTACTCAAATGGGTAACTCATATCTTAAATTGTATGAATCAAGCGGTATTAAATCTACTAGTAGAGGCGCTGCCGCTAATTTAGCTGCTAGCTCTCAATCTTCTATGCTTGGTCAAATAGGTGGCGGTATTTTAGGTACAGAAAATCAATCGGAACGTGATTTTATTAAATCGCAACGACCAATTCTAGTACAAGGAATTGTTAAAGCAACAGGCATGACGGCATCGCAAATTAACTCTAACGTCGAATTAAAGAATTTATTAGACGCGGCTACAGATCCCGATAAAGGATATGAAACTAACGCTAAAAATTTAAACTTAATTAATAAGCGTTTTGGAACAGGAAAAAATATTGTGCCTGAAAAACCAATTGCGGCAACACAAAGTGGGGCAAATACTGTAATTACTTCAGATGGAAAAACTTATACTTTTCCAACCCCCGCCGCCGCTGCGCAATTTAAACAAGCCATTTCTAAAATCCAATAAGGACTAAAATAATATGGCAGACTTTGAAGCGTTAGCAAAACAATTTGGTGGCGCAGTAGCACCTGCACCTAAATCTGCTACAACGGCTAATGTTGATTATGATTTATTAGCTAAACAATTTGGTGGCGCTGTATCGACCCCGCCTAAAGGCACCGTATCTATGATGGGTACTGATGGTATTCCTGTAGGCCGTCAACGTAGTTGGTTAGACGTTCCTGTAGAAGCAATTGCCAACGTAGTACCAAGTGCTATTAACATGGCGTCTGGCGTGTACGAAGCTGTCACAAGTCCAGTTCAAACTATTAAAAGTCTTGGCGATGTTGCGGCGGGTGCGGTATACAACGTATTACCTAAAGAAGTTGTTAGCTTTATAGACAAATTTGATTCTAACCCCGCTAATAAACAACGCGCTATTGAAATGGCTAACGCCGTTGGCGGCGTATATAAAGATCGTTACGGTAGTGAAGAAGCAATTAAAAAAACTATAGCGACAGACCCTGTAGGTTTTGCAGGCGATCTATCTACTTTACTAACAGGCGGCGCTATGGTGGCAGGTCGAGTTGCACCTACTGTTAGTAACGCGTTAGCTACTGGAGCTAGGTACACTAATCCAATGAACGCAATTACGCCAATTGTAAAAGCACCGTTTGTAGTTGGCGCAAAAGGCGTTGATTTTGGTCGTAGGGTTTTAAATCCTAAAACTAACGCTTTAATTGCTAATATAGAAGGTAAAGGCCCTGAAATTCTTAATGCGCTTCGCGCGCCAGAACAATTTGTAGCTGGCGCGGCACCAACAGCAGGTGAACTTGTTGCTACAACAGGTAGCACCTTATATCCAGCGCTACAAAAAAGTGTGCTTGAAAGAATCCCATCTAAAGCATTAGAGCGTAAAAACATAAATTTAGAAGCTATTAAAGAACAGTTAGGTACTGTTGCTAAAGGCGCAGACGAGTTAGATATTGCAACCGCTGCTAGAACCGCTGCAACTGATCCCTTGTATGAGGCAATTAGAACAGCAGGTAATGTAGTCGACCCACAAAAAGTGACCGCAATTAAATCTTTTATTGACGACACAATTAGTAAAAAGCCAGGTAATACTGAATTAGTCAATGAATTTTCTAAGATTAGCAAACAATTGGTAGATGAGACGGGCAAGGCTAGAATTGACGCAGGGCAAGTATCGTCTATTTTAGATGGCCTTAAAACTAGTTTAGCTAAAGAAGATAATAAATTTATTCGTGGCGAACTATCAAAAGTTAAAAAACAACTTGTAGACGTTATTCCTGGGTACGCCGCCGCCGACGCTAAATTTGCTGAAATGAGCCAACCAATTAATAAAATGCAAGTTGGACAATATTTAGAAACTAAATTAATCCCCGCGCTTGAAGGCAAAGCTAATTTAAAACCAGAGGCTTTTGTAGCTGCATTAAAAGATGCGCCAACAACTATTCGACAGTCTACGGGTATGCCTCGCTATCAATCGTTAGCGCAAATGTTTACTCCAGACGAATTACAAATATTTGACGGCATTACTAAAGAATTAAGACGCACAGCTAAGTTTGAAGAAGCAGCCGCGTTTGGAAAAGAAGCAGGCGCTGTTTTACCCGCAGCTAAAATAGAAAAAATAAACTTAATGAACCGTGTAGCATCGGTAGCTAATTTAATTATGTCTAAGGTGCAGGGAAAAATAACAGAAAAAATGGCAATTGAATTGGCAGTTGAAATGCTTGACCCTGCATTAGCGGCAAAATCAATAGAAAAAGCACTTGCACATCAAAAAAAGACAGAGAAATTTCTTATTAATCCCGCTAGAATGGTTAGCAAAGCAGCGGATATTACAAGAACGCAACCAGCAGTTGCGGCAGGTCAGTTAACTAACGCATTAGCGCCTGAACAACAAAACCAAAACGCACTTGCAAGGTAATTATGGAAGCCGAGAACAATACACGAATTAGCGTGCATGAAGCAGTATGTGCGGAACGATATAAGCGCATCGAGGAGCTATTTAAAATTGGTGAAAAACGTATGCAACGAATCGAGTATATGTTGTACGGAATTTTAGCGTTTACATTTTTTGGCAAGGACACTTTTATGCAATTACTACAAACAGTAATCGTAAAATGATGCCTGAAGGATTCCTGATTGAAAAACTAGCGCCTGCCCTTGGTGGTTTGTTTGGTGGCTTGTCGCTTGCTATGTTTTGGACTCCTGAAAAGCTACAAGAGAAGGGTAAGGTTGCATCTGTATTTATTGCAGGTGGGATTAGTGCAATGGCAGGGTTTGCATTTACAGGAATAGTTGCTGAAAAACTAGGCATTAACCCTGAGAAGTTGGATATGCAGATTGGATTGGCATGGATATTAGGTCTATGTAGCGTAGCTGTCATCAATTGGGTGTCTAATTACATGGTAAAGCGCGAACACATGGACATCAAAGAAATTGCTGATGAGATTAAACATAAACCAAAAACAAGAAAATGACAATCATTCATTGGCTCATGTCTATTCTAGTAATTGAACTAATTGCAGTCTTTGTAGTAGCGTTCTTAGCGTTTTCAGGATTCTTTACAGATATGCGTATGTTGTCTAAGATTGGTATATTTGTAATGACAACAGGGCTAATGGTACAAGTCATGCGTTCATTACACTATTTTGAGTATGGCGCGTACCCTGTAGATACTTTGTTTCCGTTATGGATAACTAAAGACATTGGCGCATCTATTATCATATTTGACTTGGCGTTGCTACATTTTCGAAAGGCTAAATAATGTTTCCATTGACAGCGTTGTTTGATGTTGGGATGAAAGTCCTTGATAAGTTTATTCCCGATCCAGAAGCTAAAGCAAAAGCACAGCAAGAACTCTTACAAATGCAACAAGAAGGCAAATTAGCTGAATTAAATGCTGATAATATAGAGGCTCAAGAACTCACCAAGCGACAATCTGCTGATATGATGTCAGACTCTTGGCTTAGTAAGAACATTCGCCCTATGACGCTTATATTTATTCTATTGACCTATACAGTCTTTGGCATGATGAGCGCTTGGGATATTGAGGTTAATAACAATTATGTAGAACTCCTTGGTCAATGGGGGATGCTCATAATGAGCTTTTACTTTGGCGGCAGAACGCTAGAAAAAGTAATGGAGATGAAGAAAAATGCTAAGTAATTGGGATAAGTCGTTTGATATGGTCATCGCCCATGAAGGTGGTTTTACAAATGATGAACGTGACCCTGGCAATAAGCTACCAAATGGTCGTAAAGGTTCTACCATGTGGGGTTGTACTCAGGCTAACTGGGAAAAGTATGTAGGACATGAAGTAACTCAAGATGATATGAAAGCGCTAAAGAAAGAAGATGTTAAACCATTATACAAAAGAGATTATTGGGATGCCGTTCGAGGTGATGATTTACCTGCTGGCGTGGATTACGCCGTGTTTGATTTTGCTATTAATGCTGGGCCAGCCGCT